CCATCTTACCCATCATTTCTTTTTTCATCATTTCTTTAGTCATACGAGCTTCAACAACAACCTCTTGACCTTCTTCTGGTTCTACATAATCACCAGCAGCAAGTTTTTCGGGTTTCATTGGTTTCATTTCGCTCTTTTGTTGAGCATCACTAGATACTTCTTTTGCTTTTGCAACTGCTTTCTTTGCAGGGGCATCTTTTTGCTCTGGATCGACAACAGCGGCACCAGTATCTTCTACTTCACCGCCTGGTGTTGAACCTTTTACTTTCTTTTGACCTTCAGCAGGAAGAGCACCCTTTTTAGGTGCATCGGCTCCGTTAGCTTCCTCGATTTCTTCGAGTTCCGCCAGAACCTCTGCTTCAAGTTCCTCAATTGTTTGATCTAATTCGGACATAGGGTGTCTCCTTAAACGTGTTTGTTTTTGTAATATTTATTTATAAATTACAACTTTTCAAGAAATTTAGCAAACTCTAAAGCTTCTAAATTTACTTGTCTCTGATGCTTCTTTACATCAAATTTCTTTTTTAACTTTGCAACGTGTGCTTCAACAAGTGATCCATTATTCCAAACCCACTCTTTTCCCTCCATAATACCTTCTACGAAAGCATTAGGAGCAGATGGGTCTGCTACGATATCAGCAGCTGTTGCAAGATAAAAATCATCACTGACTACATTGGCTCCGCCTTTTTGTCTCAAACTTCCCATACCTCTAGAGGAAACACCTAGTTTTGCACCTTCATCCATTAAATTTTTAACTATCTTACCCATAGGTGTGTCCATAATCTTAGCTTCGCCAATAAAATTCTTACCGTCAGGCTTTAAAGATGTAATCATATGTGAAACTCTTTCCAGATTGACTGTTGGTCCGTCTGGATGTCCTAGTTCACCAAATGCCCGATTTTGCTCAATAAAATTTTTATTATACTTCTTAACTTCTTCACCAAGTATTTCCATAGGATATACTCGTCCATTACGATTCTTTATGTCCGCTTGCATAAAAATACCACGAATCTTATAGTTTTTTCCACCACCTTCTTTTTCTTCGGTGATGTACTCAACATCTTCTACTGCTTCAGAAAATAATTTTACTGTATTCATTGTTTTGTCCTTAAGCTGTATAGTTTTCATCTTTTTTAAATTCGATAATAACAAATCCAGATGTACCAAAAGTAGTTATTTGATGGTCACTAGAAGTTGCGGTTGTGTTTGCCGCAGTGCCAGGAATAACGCCAGCAGAACCATCATAGTGTCCAGTTCCAGCAAGTCTAATCTGAACAATATCTGTTCCAGAAGATACTTCTTGAATTTCAACATGACCAGTATCATCATCAGCACTACCTTGAGTCAATGCCCACCAAATTCTGGCAATGTGTAGTTTTGCACCGTTTGCATGACCATCTAATGAACTTCCATCTAAAATAGCGCCATTGGCTGCAGCATCATCTTCAATATCAACCTTAAGCGTAACTGTACCACCAGCGCCCGGCGCATTAACAGCGGTATCTCTAAGTACTCTTGCAACAATAGCCATTCTTATCCCCTAGATAGACAACATTTCTTTTTCAAAATAACCTAAAAGTTCCTTTTCGGATACTTTAAATTTTTTTGATACGTCTTTAATACTTTTTTCAAAACTATTTAGGAAATCTGAAGGTTTAGAATCCATTTTTATGAAAATTTGATCAACAGCATCCTTCATCTTAGGAGAAAGTTTTTTATACTCCTTAGATTTTTTATGCTCGTCTTTTTCAACAACGCTTACATATAGATTGTCAAACTTCTGACTCATCTTCTTCCTCTGTATTTACCTTCATACTATTTACAAAAGTATTTGCTATTTCCTTACGTTTTACTTCTAAGGTACTACCAACTTTATTAGCAATATTAGTGTTGAAAACTTTTTCAGCTTCAATATTATTTCCGTCTGCAATTGCATCTACAAATTCTCTACTCATAATTAATTTCCTTCCTTTTCTGGCTCTTCATAATCTGGCATTTGATCTGGTGTTATAACACCACCAGAACCATCTTGTGGGTAACGTGTAATTCCATCACCACCATCTGGTATATCAATTCCACCATCCATTGGATCAATTTCTGTTTCACGTTGAATTTGTTGTCTCATCTCATCAATCTCAGCATCGTTCATACGTAAAACTTTCTTCAATACATATTCTTTACTAAAGAATGTTCCAATATAAGACTGTATACTTTCTAATGATTGTATTCTATTCTCCAGAAGTTCTGCATCCTTTAACTCTGAAAAATGACCGTCCTGTAAGAAGTCATACTGAAGATGCTCTTGCATCATTGGCCAATCGTCAGGTGCAATAATTCCTTTTAACAATAGTTGAGTTTTGAGAATGTCTGTAAAGAGTGGAGTAAACTTCTTACGAATACGTTGAACAAACTTTGTAAATTTAAGTTCATCTCTTGTAATCTCAGTGCTTCTTCCTAAAGAGAAACCACTTTCACTATCCATTCTTGAAATAGGAACATTGAGAGACTTGTAAAGTTTCTTTTGGAAATATACAATGTCATCAATCTCACCAAGATTAGAACCGCCTGGCAATGTAGTAATCTCTGTACCTCTTCCACCTTCTCTTCGTGGAAGCCAGAAGTCTTCTAACATACTCATATGATTTCTATCGTCACGTATTTCACCAGTGCTCGCATCATAAACTAACTTGTTACGATAGCGGTTCATAACGTCTTTAAGATATTGCTCTGCTTTGATCTTTGGTAAATTACCAACATCAATATAGAATATCCTACGTTCTGGTGCTCGTGAAATTCTGTAAATAACTAACGCATCTTCAATCATGCGTAACTGATTAACTGGTTTAATTGCTTTATGTAGATAGGATAAAACTCTACCAGAGTTACCATCTATTGATCCAGATGGTACATATGTAATAGCATCAGCAGCAATTTTCATACCTGAGCCTGATCCACCCATACCAGCAGAATTCATTCCTTTTTCATTATAGAGAAAATATTCTTCTATTCCCTCTACCATATCTACGCCAGATTTATTATCTTTTTGTTTTTTAATTTGTCGTACTTTTTTAATTTTAGTAGGATCAATATATCTAAGTTCAACAATACCCTGTTTAGGATTTTTAGTGTCTATAATTTTATGAAAGAATATTCTACCGTCAACATACCAACGTCTAAAAACATCATGGCCCTTTTGCTCAAAATGAAGCAATCTTAGAACTTCCATAAATTCTTTTCTAATTTTACGTTTAATTTTTTCTGGAAAAGGTAATCTGTCTAATGTTATTTGTACAGGCACATCATCTTCATTAGATATGATACCCTCATTAACAATATCCTCAATTGCGGTATCGCACTCTGGTTGTTGTGCAATATCACGATAACGTCTTATTAAATCTATCTCAGTACGTTCTCTACCGTCTTGATCTAAAACTTGTCCAAAGAAACCACCACCAGCAATGTCAATGGTGCCGTCATCGGCAGTAGGGGAAGTGAATGATGGTACACTTCCCTCTGCCTTCTTTGGTCTTTCTATACGAAACCCGAAAAGTTCAGCCATAATATCTAATATCTCCTACTAGTTCTATTTAGTAGGTTTAAATTAGAAGCTTACGCCACTAGGCTCAAAGTGCTGATACTGCCAAGTAACATCAAAAGTTTCAATCTCAGTAGCTTCTGCATTAGTAAGAGCAATCTCACCAACTGTCAATGGATATGCTGACCTAAAGATATAACTCTTTAGAACAGTATCATCACGATCTAGTTGTTCAACGGTCAAGTCTGTCTGATAATCAGCAGGAGAAATAACTCCTGTATTTTCAGCATAGTCGTTGATACCGTTTTGCCATCTTTCCATTGCATTTCGTATCATGAAGTCTGTATCATTCATGAATGTAGTAGTCCATGCTTCGGGAGCGGGTCTATCACCAGAAACAAAAATTGTACGACCACGAAATGGTACAGGAATTGCTCCTAGTGTTGAAGCTGGTAATTGAGAAGCAGTTACAAGAAAAGAAGTTCTACGAACATCTAGTCCAATTGCAATGCCAGGTGGTGGAGTAATCGTTACTCTGTATTGGTTAGCTCTTGCACCACCACCGATTAAGTTAGCTTTAAAGTCATCTATCTGTGCCATGATTAACCTCCTACCTCACTAAACGCAACCCCTGTTCGAGTTGCAATAAAGTTTAGGGTAATAAAGTTAATGGAACGAGCGGGCTT